TGAGATTGAGGCCGGCGGCGAGGACCTCGTGGTCGTCCTGGAGCAGGTACTTGGCGGTGACCGATCTGTTGAGTCCCATTTCGCAGACGGTAAGGATCTTCATCAGGGAACGTGCGCAGCCGGTCGGGTTCGGGGTTTTTGGCCACCCGCCGGCAGCGCCCTGCCGCCTCGCGTGTCGGTGTCGTCGGCAAGCCTACCCACCGAGGCGGATGTTGCTCCTTTCGTCATGCGGGCGGCCCGGTCATGGAGCGGATGATGCCGACGATGGCAAACACGAGGAGGATGCCCAGGCCGACGCCGGCCGCTAGGGACACGAGATCGACCGTGTAGGAGGGCATTGGCTTGCGGGAAGCATCGAGCTGACCCCGAACAGAGTCCCAACAGAGCCAGAGCCAGCCCGACGCTCGGACATCATGCCACATACACCAGGCGGTACAGGCCGTGCGGGTAGCGGTTTTCGATCTGCCACGGGTCGCCGTGCTTGGCGAACTTGTGGCGCATGCGCCAGATGTGGGTCCGCAACGTAGCCCGATCGGCCTCTAGCAAGCCTGGCTCCGTGTCGCGATACACGGCTCGGGCGATGCCGACGACGGGCAGCCACGAGCCGAGCCGCAGCCCCAGTTCGCGCATGATGCGTCTCTCGACCGGCGTGAGCGTGGTGTCCCGATCCATCCAGGTCAGGAAGACCTCCTCACTCGTGATCAACCTGCACCCACTCACGTTTGCCGTCGGCATCGACGCGCTGTTCGTACTTGGGTCCGTCATCGTCAAACTCGAGCCCGTTGCTCGACAGAGAACTCGACCGCCCCCTTCGCTTGCGAGGGGGGTTGGGGGGTGTCCGGGAATCGCTCTTCGGAACGATTCCGGGAACGGGAACGGGAACGGGAACGGGAATGCTCGTTACTGACGCGTTACCGTCGGTGTTAATAACGCCGTTACGGAACCGTGCCTGGCGTGTGGCGTTTGCGGAGCGCTTGGCCATGACTACGCTGCGGCTGTGGTTGTAGTGGAGGTAGTCGTGCAGCTCGTAGCCGCCGTCGACGACGCCCCAGCGACCACTCGCCACCAGCACCTTGACGGCCTGGCCGGCACCCTTGAGTTGCGGCAACGCACCCACCGGAACAAACCCGTCCGTCAACTCTGCATCGCAATAGCTGATGCTCCACGCGTGCAATCCCATCGCTGCCAACCCCAGCCCAACAATCTTTGGATTCGCGTGCCAGTGCGTATCCAACCGCGCCACTCCTGACTCACTTCCTCCGCTTGGATCCAACAGCTCCATGTATGCACTCTGTCGAATGTTCCCAGTGCCAGCCGCCCATCCGGTTGAACACCCGTTTGCAGTCGGACATGCGCAACAACTCGTCGAGCGTCTCGCTGCTGATGGCCTCCAGATCGGTGATACTGATCACGCCATTGACGCCGTGGATGCCGGACCACACGCCCGTCCGCGTCGTGCCCTTCGTCGCCAGGTCCTCGTCCATCTCCACCAGCCAGAAACGGCTCACACCTACTTCACTCCCTCCATGCGTTGCTGCCGTTCGTACTCCATCCTGTCTACATCCTGCTCCTCATGGACCTCGCCGGTGGTGCGATCCACGAACCGGTCGCCCGAGATCACCACGTCGTCCTCCTTCATAAAAATCTCCTGGTAGCGCTGCGCCGCGGCACGCTCCGACTCCTCGTCCAGCACCGCTTCGATACCGGCCGTCTCGAGCGGAAACGCCCGCCGCAGCGCATCCCGCTCCGCTGCCAGCGCCAGTTGCTCCGGCCCGCGCGTGGCCCACAGCGCCATCGGCTTGCCCTCACTGGTGGTCTGCACGGCTCGTTTCCATACCGCTACGCTCCAGACCGGCTTGGGGAACCCCTTGCGCAGCACCCCGACGCGCGCCGCCACCGGGTGCTCCTCAGCCAGCCATACATCGATCCACTCCCCGTCAGGGCCGCACCAGTACGGCCCATCCTGGCCGGCGTACTCCCTCGAGCGCTGGGCGATCAGTCGCAGCCCGTGCACGCCGATCTGGATGACCTGATACGTCTCCCAGCGATCGTTGACCTTGCGCCGCCGCGGGATCATCCAGATCTGTTTGGCGAACGGACTGAGCTTCGTGTTGCTGCACACCTCGGCGAACAGGTCCAGCTCGGCGTCGCTCGCGCCCGGCGCCACCGACTGGCGCAGCACCTCCAGGCGTTCCGCACCCCACGTATCCAGCGCCAGATTCCGTTTTTCAATCGCTTGTGTCATATACATCCTCCTGCGTCCACCCATACCAGCCGATGACCGAGCCACTGCGCGACCACCGTTGCGACCGCGTTGCCCAGCATGCGGTAGCGGTGACTGTCGGCGAGGCCCTCGGTCCAGCCATCCGGAAAGCCCTGCAAGCGCTCTGCCTCGAGCGGAGTGAGGCGCCGCACGCCACCGATCAGGTTGTGCGTGCGGAAGTTGTGGCTACCCTCGTGGGTCCAGGTCTTCTGCTCGTGGGCGCTGATCGGGTCGGCGACCGGTCCGACGCTATGCGCCTGCGTCCCGTCGAGCGTCGGTGCCAGGTCCTCGTACACGTTGAAGCCAGGATCTCGGAGCCGCACCCTGCCCTCCGCGTCGGGGCTGGGCGTCCTGGCTTCGCCCTGGCGGTCAGCGTCAGAGCGCAGGCTGTACACGAGGTTGTCGCCGCCATCCCCACGCGGGCTGCTATGACCGTGGTGTCCGTCGCTGGCGCGGAGCGCGCCAGCGACCACGAAGTTCTCCGACTCAAGGTCCATGCGGTAGCCACTCGACCGCGCGACCAGAGGCCGCGCCATGCCTTCGTCGATCGTCGAGGCCACGATCAGGTTGTCATCGTCCTCGTGGTGTCGACCTGGCAGGTTCGACTCGGGATGGCCACCAGCGCTCAGCGTCGATGCGACGCGGCCATCCATGATCGCGTCCACCCGCGTCTCGCTCAGAGCACCGGTGTAGTCGCCGGCGCGTACGGGTCGGTAGCGTTTATCGCCAGCCTGCTGCCAATCGAACGCCATTACTTCGCGCTCTTCTTGTGGAAGGTACGTGGTGTTCCACGCGTTGCCGTGCCCGTCACCAGTCCCTCGAGCGCTTGCTGCAAGCGAGTAGGCAACGTCTTGCCCCGCTTCGCCGCTCGTCTGAGAATGCCCGCCGCAGCTCTCGCAGACAGCCAGTACCTGGGCGGCACGGCGCGCGTCTCCAGCACATCCGACAACGAAGACGCGACGGCGGCGCTGGGGGACTCCGAACCAGCGCGCGTCCAGAACCCGCCAGGCCACGCCGTACCCGAGGTCGACCAACCCCCGGAGCACGACACCGAAGTCGGCGCCTGGAGTGGATCCGCTGGAAAGCAGTCCGGGAACATTCTCAATGCAGACCCATCGTGGCCGCAGTTCGGACAGGATCCTGTGGAATTCATGCCAGAGACCGCTGCGGCTGCCGGATAGACCGGCCCGTTTGCCGGCCACGCTGACGTCCTGACACGGGAATCCGCCGTAGACGAGGTCAATATCGCCAGATTCCCAGAGTCCGTGTCGAGCGGTGGCACCGCGCCGTCGAGCATCACCGGGCCACCCGCCGCACTGCTCTGCTTGCGTAGCCCCATCGGCTCTTCGATCAGCACCCACGGCGTCGCTTCGCCCTGGTAGCGCATGTCGTGGCCGTTCAGCGTCGGCGCCAGGTCCTGCTCGCGCCAGGTCTCGGCCTCGTCCGAGTTGTGTGGACGCATCGACTTCGCGAACGTCGTCAAGCCTCGCCACCTCCGGCCAGTGTCGCTCGAGGATCTTCTGGCACCACGGGTCGTTTTCCACCTGCAGCACCGTGTCGATACCCGCGAGTTCGAATCCATAGTCGAGGCCGCCGATGCCGCTGAACAAGCTCACAGCCCTCAGCACCCGTACGCACTTACAGCCACGAACTCGTGCGCCCGACCGACCGAGATCATCCAGCTAATCGCCGCGCGATTGGCCGCCGGGTTGTAGACCGACAGCCCAGCACGTCCCTGAGGCGTGGTAGCCCAGGTCCCAGGCAGGAACTGTCCGAGGCCGGCGGCACCACTCCGGTTGCGCGCGGAAGGATCCCCCTGCGACTCATGCGCCACGATGCACGCCACACGACTCGATCCAGGCGGCGGCTGCACACTGACCACTTTGGGCGGTGCCTCGCTGGGTAATGGTGGCAACTCGCCCGTGCCGCGCAGGTAGTCGAACGGATCAGCACCCGTCGAATTGACCGCGCCCTGGAGATCTGTCGCGTTGACGTGCGCCACCGCAGCGGCCTCGACCACCTCAGCATCGACCGAGTCGGCATGTAGTCCGAGCGCCGCGCCGAAGATGGTGCCCACCACGAGCCCGAACGTCGCACCCACGATCAGCCGCGCCATCTACGCGGCATCATCGTCTGCTGGACCGCCCAGGCAGTCATGCCGACGCACCGGCACCAACGCGTCGTGCTCGAGGCAGTAGAAGCCTTCGCACAACGGGCACCAGGTCTCCATGCTGCGATCGCAGCCAGGCTGTTGGCAGTTCTTCGGCAGCACGACCGACTCCATCCTCAAAACGGAAGCCCCTCCTGATCCTGGTCATCGTGTTCAGCAGTGGGCTGCGGCGGCTCGACGGCGCGACGGATCGACCAGTTCGGCGAGCGCGCGAGCTCGGCATGCACGAGCATCCTGCAGTTCTCCAGCGCGCGTTCGGAGATCAGGTTGTCCAGCTCGTCGTCATCGTCCTGAGCAACCACTTCCACTTCGTGGCGGACGGTCTCACTCCCATAATTGCCGTCGCTCACCTGACGGCTGAAACTCACCGTGATCCGCGTGATCCTGGGCATCAGCGAGCTACCTCCTCGATCCACGGCCAGTCCGATGGCCGCACCACCGCGCCCAGAAAGCCAGGGATGGCGTCGAACCCAGCGATCCACTCGCGCTGCGGGCGCTTGACGTCGCCGTGCTGGCTCTTGCATTCGAGCGCGAGCCCGCGATCGCGCCGCAACGCGATGATGTCTGGAAACCCCGACGGTGAGCGCGTGCTGTCATACGCGTGATAGATCAGCGTCCAGCCGCGCAGTTTGAGGTATTCGAGCACGCGCTGCATGAACGATCGTTCGGGCTCGTCGCCGATCTCGTCCTTGCCGCGGCGCCGACGCGTCGCGGGATAGGCCAGGCCGTGACTGACCAGGCTCACTCGTCCTCCGGGTGATCGTCCCGCAAGCGCGCTTGGGCTCTCTTCGCCCGCGCTTGGGCGTTGTTGCAGACTCGACAGAACCGATAGCCGTTGTACTTGATAGACAGTGGATGGCCCCGTATGCAGAGCGTCTGCGCAGCCTGTTTCGCCACGATCGATTCACCACGCAAGACGTTGACGCGGTGGGTGACAGGTTGCAGGTGCTGGGGCCTCACGCAGGCGGGATTGCGGCACAAATGGTCGAGCTCTAGACCAACTGGCACTTTGCCGTTGACACTCTCCCAAACCACGCGATGCGCCGAACGGTGTCGCTTCATTCGACGGTCCCAGGGGTGCCCGTAGTTGAGACGCGTTCTGGAGCCTGTCCATTCCCAACAACCGTTAGCCGTTACCAGAATCTTGCTCGCGAGAACTTGTGGCAGACGCAGGTCTGTCAGCATGATCTCAATCACCCGTTTTCAAGTAGCGGAACCAGCGACTCAGCGCGGCCGCCACGCACACGCTCGCCAGCAGCCACCCCACCAGCACCCACAGCATCAGTCGGCAGTCCTCCAGTACTTGCTTGCTTCCGCGAGCTCGCGCTCGAGCTCAGCATCGACCTCGTCCGAGCGGTACAGCGCGACCAACTCGCGGATCAGCCGCGGCAACTCGACGAACTGCGCCGACAGCCGCATGACCTCGGCCGGCTCCGTCTGTGCCATGTGCTCGAGTTGCTCCAGCAGGTCGAGCAGGTCGGGCAGCAGCGCGGCCAACTTGCGCGTGCGGCGCTCAAAATCGAGTTCGCCCCGCTCCCGGCCGGCGGCCCATACCTGCGACGGATCGTCGACCAGGTGCGGATGGCGCGCCTTCCACATGAAGAAGCGTCGGACCGCAACGTCGTCGCTCACCCTCAGGCCACCACCTCGTTGATCGTCTCGACGGGCGCCTCGACGGTCCGTATGTCCTCGTGAATCTTCAGCGCTAACAGAAAGCCCGCTTGCTCGCGAATCGACCGATGATCACGCAGCGCGAGCACGCGCAGCGGGCTCACGTCCTCGTCGCGCACCTCGATCAGTAACCGCATGCAGCCATGCTGGCACGCCGTCAAGGGCTCCGGCGGGACAACAGCGGACACGTTTTTTACGGTGTCCGCTGCTCCTGTTCAGGCCAGGTCGATGGTGGCCACAGGTCCAAGTTCAGGCGGTAGAACTTCATCACGCGCCACACGGTTTTGACCGAATCGGAACCGAGCCCACAGATATTTTCCTTGGTCTTCTTTTGCGTGCGTGGCAGTGCCCGTTCGAGCTCAACCATTGCATCGCGAAAGCCCTGGTAAGTTCGAAAACGCACGTTCTGCGGCCGATACGGCCGCATGACGCGCAGCTTTGGCGATGTTGTTCCCCCGCCACCTCCCGTGGCGAGGCGCTGCATGATCTCGGCCGTTTGATGCTGGAGCGCGGCCGTGTCGTGGAGCAGGCGCAGCAGGTCCTCAGGTGGGAACATCTGCATCTGACCATGCTCATCCATCACCCGTGATGCCGGCAGGACAAGAGCGGACACGTTTGAAAGTTGTCCCGATGCCGGCAGGTGTCGTACTTCCCACCAGCGTGTTCCCCCCATGCGTGACGATATTAGAACAAGCGTTCCACTCCCATGGCAACCGACTGCTCCGTCGCCTGCCGTCCTCGACGGCTACGTTAACCACGCGGTAACGCACCGTCAATAAACCATTACATAGACCTCAATGCGACGTTTCAATCAGCCACCTGACCGATTGACAAGGCATCGTTTGCTAGTACGCTAGAGTGCTACCAGAACGAGTCTCGTACGCGACCTTTAGATGATTGTGCCGCTCGTGTTGCCCCGACGACCATCTCGTGTCGTGCGCGTGTTTCGTGAGCGTTTGCTGACCCTTCGCCTCAAACTCGCGCTCTCCCAGGAGGAGCTCGCCGACAAAGCCGGTATCGGGCGATCGACCATCATCAAACTCGAGCGCGGTGGCCATTGCCCGCGGCCCTCAACGGTGCGCAAGCTGGCCAGGGCGCTCGGCGTCAGACCCAGCGAGCTCGTCGATATCGGCTAGCGGACACGTTTTTTTTCGTGTCCCGTGATGTCCGCGCCGGCGCGCTCCGCCGGGCGCAGACTGGTGGGCATGGCCGACCCCGCGAAGGCACCTGCCGTCAGGAAGGAAAAGCCGGCGCCCGAACTCGACACCAGCGAAGCGCGCGCGCTCGCGCCTGTCTACGACTACATACGCAGCCTGGTCGCACAGTGGGAACGCGAGCGCTCACGCGGCGAAGACAAGTCGGCCTGACGGTAGCAATTGCATCCTGAACTTCAAGAACGACACGGCAGAATTACTACCGTCGCTCCGACGCAAATTGATCTTGCCAGACCACTCAATCGCGACCTCGCGCTGCGGCTTGAGCTGCACCACCACCTGCTCGCCGTCGCCACCGAGGCGCGCCCGTAGGCCGAGCAACTCGATGAGGTGACGTCGCTGCTCAGGTGTGGCCCGTTCGCCGACCTCGTCGACCATGCCGGCCAGCCGCTCGATTTCGGCCGCCTCGTCGACACTGACGCCGTCACCCGCCGCGCTGCGTACCTCGTGCAATTCACGTCGCAGACGGACGAGCAAGTGCTTGATTTCGTCGCGGCTCGCCTCGTGAATCGGCCGCTCCTCCTCTGACTCGGGAGTGCCCTCGGCGTCAAGCTCGGTGATGCGCCTGACGTGCACGCCGAGACGCCGCTCCTGCTGCGCGATGCTCGTCTCGATTGCCCGTTCATGATCTTCGCGACCGACGTCCCCTGCTCGCCGCCGTTCGCGTGCGTCGGCGAGGTCGGCGCGCAGCCGAGCGGGATCACTCAAGGCGACGGTGAGCTCCGACCACGCGCGCGCCTCGAGGACCTCGGCCCGAATCGTCGGCAACTCGCAGCGCGGGACATCGTCAAACCGTGCCCGGTGAACGGGCGGGAAACGGAACGGGCAGAGGTAGTAACGGTCGCCGAGACGACTGGCGCGCTTGGCGTGCAGAACGACGTCGGCACCCTCACGCGCCGAGCACGGCTCACAGACGAGGCGGCCGCGGAACAGAAACTCGTCATCCCGCGTGCCCTTACGCGCGGCGCCGCGGTGGCTACGACGAGTGGCGAGCGCCTCGGCAACACGCTCAAATGTGTCCTCACTGACGATCCGATCGACCTCGAACGAACGCTCGTGATACGTGTACGTGCCGACGTATAACCGTGAGGTCAGGATGCGATACACCGCGTCGTCGCCCCACCGAGCCCCGGCGTTGGCGGTATAGCGCGCCTTGCGGAACGTGCGCGCAGCGCCAGGTGGTGCAATGTGTTCATCGTGCAGCCACTGCAGCAAATCAGCGACAGGCGAACCCAGCGCCCGAGCGTAGAGCTCGCGCACGATCGCAGCCTCGGGTTCGTATACCTGCAGTCCGCAAACGCGCCGTTTCGGGGACTGGTCGCGCACGTAGCGATAGCCGTAGGGCGCTGTGCCCTGTCCGACCACCTGCCCTGCGGCGGCCTTGTCACGCCGTCCGTTCATGGTTCGCCAGCGAGTTTTGGCGCGCTCGAGTTGCGCCTCTTGAAACGCGTCGAGCTCCATTCTCTGACGCCAATAGGCGGGGTACGGGTTGCCGTCCGCCGCGTCCGGCATCTCCGGAATGTCGCCCCAGATAACCCGCACGCCGTAGCTGCGAACGAGTTGCGTAAACCCGATGCCTTTCGCCGTTTCGCGGGTCCACCGGTCGGTGGTGGGCACGATCAGCGTTTTGTACCGCCCTGCGCGGGCGAGCGCGATGCAACGGTCGAGTTCGGGGAGGTCTGTGCGCGCACCACTGGCGTTGTCATCGACGCCGTCGGTAAACCGCAACTCGGGCGGGATGGTGACGCCGAACTCAAGTGCCAGTTCATCGACGCTGCGGTCCTGTCGCTTGAGGCCGTGGCCGTACAACGCCTGCACCTGACGGCTGACGCGTTCGTAGGACGCAGCGGTCTCAGACGGTTCGGTTGGCCACGCCGTCGCTTTGCGTAAACTGGTCATTGCAGGTTCAAAGTCCTTTCACTGCGTTGAATCTGTCGTGCCCCGGGTGTTGCAAGCACCGCGGGGCGTTTCTATGAGCGTTGCGGGGATTGTAGGGAATGCACCGGCATGCCGCCTGCATCCGTCTGTACCCATCCCGTAACGCTACGCGAATGACCCCTGCGCGCTACACTACCGAGCCATGTCTGAGGTGATCTGTCGCGACTGTGGGGAGTCGTGCAGCGAGTTGCCCGACGATCCAGCGCCGAACGTGTGCCCCAGGTGCTACGTGAAGCGCCTCGCACGCATCGCGCCGGAGCTCGTTCGCATCGTTCAGAAGTACAAGGACCCGGTCATCAGCAGGATGTGGCTGCGGCGGGCCCTGATCCGGACCGGCGGCGAGCTGCCCGAGTGGGCCGACAAGCATGCGGCTCGGCTCTTCGGAACGGCACCCGGCAGCACGTGGTAGAGATAATGGGCATCTTGGCCAGGGACTGGGTGGACTGGGTGGACTGCGTCACGGTGGTGATGCTGAGCCTGACCACGGTATTCAGCTACCTGAACGAGAGCTACGGCACGGCGGTCCTCGCCGGCGTGTGCGCCGGCCTGGTCGCCGGCATGCAGCTCGCCAGGGGGGTCTATCGCACGCGATAGAGATGCGCCGTTCCCCTCCGGTCGGCCAAAGGGAGCAGTTCTTCGAACTAGAACAGCCTGGTTCAGAGAATGGCGTTCAGTTGCAGGCAGCAACGGGCGCGTCACGCTGACGGCCATGGCTGCTCGTATGCAGGTAACACCAGCCACGGCCAGAAGCTACTTCAGGAAATGGGGTGCTCCCCCAGAAACCACGGAAGGCTGGGAACTGCGCGTCATCGTCGATGACATCGCGCGGCAGGTGCACCTCTGCGCCCAGTTCCCAGGTCTCTCGTACCCGCTTGCGCAACTCACCCTCACCTATGCCCAGGCGCAGGTGCTCCAAGCCCACCTCGCTGACCTTATCGAACGCAACGTCCTGCACGATGATCAGTCAGGGCTTGCGGACTGATCCAGGGTAAGTTTGCTAGAGATAAGCAGGCCGGCCTGCTTAACTGCTGCTTAAGGCGAATTAGCTCTGGCCCAGCAGACGCGTGAAGAGCGTGTACACGACGAACCCCACCAGCACTGCGCCGCCAAGCAGGAGCACGACGCTGGCGAGACCCGCCTCCCACTTGCCGGCGAGTTTCGCGCGACGACGCTGATACCCGATCGAGAGCGAGATGCTGAGGTTGAATGACGACCGCGCGTCATCGCTGGGTTCCTCATCCTCGGGTCCAGATAAAGACGGAAGCACCCAACAGCACCAGGATGAACACGCCGAGCAGCACGAGCTCAAGGCTTACACGTGGCCGTGGCAAGCCTCAGAGCATACGCGCCAGCGCGAGACCACCTATGAGCAGTCCGAGGCGCAGGTCGATCTGAGCGAGCGCCAGGAACACGATATCGACGACCAGCACGATCAACGCCAGCACCCAGCCGACGGTCACCCATGCGGGCGCACCCGTGATCTGCATCGTGCTCAGATCCTCCCCACCACGATCATTCCGTTCCAACTACCCCAAGTGGCTGCCTCATCCGCACTGAGTTCCTGACCAACTCCTTTCCAACTGGGAGCTGGGTTGGCCAAGTAGATGACCCCTGGTCCCAATGTCCGGCAACCGACATGGTGGTAAAAGCGTGCCCCGTTGATCTGCAGCGGGTAGGCGCCGGCCCACGCCAGGATGTCCGACTGGCTCAGGTATTGCTTGCGCTGTACGGCGTAGCCCAGGCTGTTGAACATGGTCTCGAGGTCGTACATGTCCGCCCTGGCCAGCCCATACGCGGGATCGACCGCGCCGTAGTAGGTTGCCGCGCGCAGGGTGTCGACCACGTCGAACTCGTTCCACGCTCGCCCCAGCCGATCGTCACCCACGGCATTCAGCAGCCACGCAGAGCTCGCGCACGAGCACGTCCAGTCCGCAGTCTGGATGACGGCCGGCTCCGACGGGGCATACACAAACCCTTCGACTGGCGGCTGGGGATCAGGCGGGTAGGGTTCTTGGGGCGTCGGCACCCACACCGGCGTCCACCAGGCCACGGTCATAGAGGGTCGTTAGCGAGTTCGGCACCGGTTTCCGGGGACCAATCTATGCATGCTCCGGACGCGAATGCCCTTTGGACATGCCCGTTGCCCACGTCGATTTCGTCGCTGATCGGTGGCCCCAGATACTGCGGCGGATCGGCTGCCTTGAGCGCCCGCCAGTACGCGTACACCCCGTTCTCTGTACCTACCCAATATTGCCCCCAAATAAGATGGTCGATCATCGATCCTGCCATGCTGCTCTCCTAAAATGCATGGCCGGCGCGCAGTGCAATCTGCCGCCGGCCAGACACCACAGGAGTCCACCTGCGATGCCCTTCGACTTTACGTGTCCGCGCTGCGGAACCGACTTCGTCGCGAATCGAAAGAATCGCCACTTCTGTTCGCGGGCCTGTCAGTGGCAAACACCTGAGATCAGGTTCTGGAATAGCGTCGATACTTCCGGCGAATGCTGGATCTGGACCAGAGGTCATGACCACTTCGGCTACGGCACATTCTTCGTTGAAAATGTTCACGTAACGAGCCATCGCTACGCCTATGCATCGCGGTATGGGCCGATTCCGCCCGGCAAGCACGTTTTGCACAAGTGCGACAACCCACCCTGCGTACGTCCCGATCATCTGTTCCTTGGCGACCAGCAATCCAACATGGCAGACATGCTCTCTAAGGGCCGAGCAAGCCCTCCGCCGCACGAGCGTGGTCCACGAGGTCCACACAAACCGCGGGCGTAGGTGCCGTTTTCCGAGCCTGCCCAGAACTGTCCCCACACGAGGTGGTCTATCTGCGAGCCGCTCATGCCGCCACCGTATCTAACTGCCAGCGGCCAACTCCGTCCATTTCTTCACAGTGTTTCTTGACGTGGTCCTCGGCGACTGTGAGCTCCGTGTCGCGCGCCAGGCCTTCCGGGCACGGGCAGCCCTCGCGCAGCGCTAGCTCGACGAACATCTGCTGCACCAGCGCGGGCTGCGCACCACCACCTACCGGCGCTGTGCTGACCGAGCCGCACACCGGGCAGACGACGACGGCGAACTGGTGGCTAGGCGTGCCGTCCATGGTCTGGGTGTGCACCACCTCGGTCGGGTCGATAGTGCCCGTGTGCGCGCCGCCTAGAGCATCGTCGTGGACCACGACCCAGGCTGGCGCGGCTGATTGAAAATCGCTCACGAAGATGCTCATGGATTGCTCTCCGCCGTGATGTATGTGGTCGCATCCGTCGAACTAAAACTCATGGCACCAGCCGCTGTTGCCAGAGCGTACAGGCGGAATCCGTTCAGATCCGCCGCGTCGGCGTTTGGCTGACCGCAATTACTGACCGACCAGGTGGTACCCGCTCTGGTGAGTGTCGGAGTAACGGCTTTCTTGACGGCAAAGAACGCTGTCTGTCCACCCGCGCCAGCGGCTGCTTGGTAGCAACCAAACCACAAGGCCGTCGCCTGGCCACCCAGCTTCTCGTAATATCTGAGGCACCGCGCCAGGTCGTCGGCCGGGTGCAGCGGCACGTAGTCAGCTGGCTGTGAGCCGACCACCAGATTGGCGTTGTCGAGATAGGCGGTGCATGAGGCACCGAAACGAAACACCGGGTAAAAGTAGGTAGCGTCAGCAGGGATGGCTTTCGTGACGCTGAGTGTCTGATAGGTGCTACCTCCGGAGTGGTAGGCGCTATAGGTGGAGCCACCCCCGGTCCCATCGCTGGACGCGTCAAGCCTCACCGCATTCGCTATATTCGCCCATACACGCGCGGAGAAGGTCACTGTTCGTCCACCCAGTTGAGCACCGTCAGCCTGCTTTATCGGTTGATAGACACCACTGACGCCCCCACCTGCGCTGTACGTGAAAGTCACCGCTGCGCATATGGTGCTTACAGCCACATCCGCGTGCGTCGTGTCACGACTGACCGACAACGTGTCGCCACCGGTGATGGTCTGTGCCCAGCGATCAGCGCCGTATGCACCACTTGCGGTGAACGGCCCATTTCCACGCTGCCAGATCTCGAAGCCGCCGTTCGTGAGCAGGTTGGCACGCGCCACGTCCGGGCCGAGGTTCGCATTGGTGACCGAGCCCGGGCCCAGCGTGGCGATCGGGCCACCCTGGTGCGCGCCGCTGTGGGTATGCCCGCTGACGTTGTTGAACAGCGAGTCGACGGTGGTCAAACTGTTGGCCAGGTTGGTGACCAGATAGTCCGCGGTGTCGTCCGCATCGACGGCCCTCTGCAGGCCGAGCTCGGTAGTTGGCGTAGACATCCTTTAGCGCCTCCGAATCATTGGAGTGGATGGTGGACCACGCCGTCGCTGGTTCAATCCAGGCCCGATGACGGTGGACAGTTGCGGTGCCGGCGCGCGCACGCCGAAGCGACGCGAGCGGCTCTGCACTGAAAAACGCAGCCCTCGGCCCGCGACGGCGAAACGCTGACAGCGGGAACCGACCAGGAACGTGCGCTCTGGTCCCATGATGAAGGTGCCCACCGGCAGCGCGGCCTGGGGCTGACTGATGGCGAGCACCAGACGCACCGGCTGCGGCCGCGCGGCGACACTGAGTTGCTGTTGCTGGCTGATCCAGAGGATGAGCCGCGTAGGCCAACCAACAGGCAGGGCTTGCTGGGCCTGCTGCAGGCTCAGCACGAAACTGCGCAGCAGCCGCGCGCTCTGAGGCTGGGTGATCGTGAGTACGCGGAGGATCACCTTCTGCAGGCTCACCGTCGCGACCTCGCTCTGCGTGATCACGCGCGTCAGCCGCATCTGTCGCGTCAGCGCCAGGCTCTGCGTCTGGCTGAGACCTCGCGGCAGGTCGACCTGACGTCGCAGCACGGGCGTCTGAGTCTGTGCCAGGCTTAGCGCGCGCTGGTAGCTGCGACTGATGGCCAGGGCGAGGCTCTGTGCCTGCGTCGCACTCAGCGTGCGCACCAGCGAGCGCACGAGCAGCAGCGCCAGCACGTGCAGCGCCGAGATGGGCGTGCCTCTGTGGCTGCCGATCGTTGTCGTGCGGAAACTGCTGATCGGCGCCGGCCCGCCCTCGTGTTGGCGCAGGCTGACGGTGCGGCTGTAGGCCGTCATGTCAGGCCACGCACTCGATGATCAGGTAGGGCGCCCAGATCGTCTGGGCGTCGGTCTGGAACTGCATCACCAGCCGATAACGGTTCGGGGGCACCAGGTGGTAGACGATCTGGGTCAGGTCGGTGCCGTTCTGCTGCACGGGCCCGTACAGGCCGCCCGCGTAGGGCCGGCCGATATTGAGCTGGATCAACTGCGCGCTGGCCGTGGGGAAAATGCTCTGGCCGACGTCGACCACGCTCGAGCAGTCGAACGTCAGTGGCAACTGCTCCCACGAGTCCATGCGGAAGAACTCCGGATAGACCGCCGGGTTGCTGTCGCAGACGAGCGCTGGCCAGGTCATTGCCTTATGGGAATTGAATCCTGCAGGTTAATTGGATCGAATCGCCGGTGAGCAGCGCCTGAGACAGCCCGTCGAAAATCGCGTACAGCACTCCGCCGGCCGGTGGCGAGCCCGACCCCGCGGCATCGAAGACGCCCACGTTGGTGATCGTCTTGGCGCCGGCGGCGGTGATGGTGCCCACGACCTGATGCGTGTCGTTGGCGACTGCGGTGGTGAACTGGGTGCTGGTGCCGGCCACGCGCGCCTCGCTAGCCGGCGTGGACAGGTCGGTCGAGGCCGCGGAACCGGCGACTGCACCGGTGCCCCAGCCCACGAAGTGCGGCTCGGCCTGGGTCGGCGTGGCGCCGATCATGCGCCCGGAAATTACGGCTTTTCCCGAGGACGGGCAGAGTGACGCCATGACAGGTAGCTCTCCTTGATGCGTTGGGTAACGGAGGGGTCTCTGAGAAAACGTGCCACTTCGCCGAGGTCCTCGACGGTGCGTTTCGGACACTCGAGCGGACACTCGGCATGCTCGGGACACGCGCGAATGACCCGCATGCTCAGGCTGCCGGCCACCGGCTGCTGCGAGTCGCTCACATCGTCCTCAACTCGCTGATTTGATAGCCCCGCAGCGATCCGATGATGTTGCCGCGCAGGCGGCCAATGGTGCCGATGTTGGCCTGGCTCGTGAACTGGGTGAGCTGCAGGTCGATGGCCCACTGCTGGCCGAAGCGGGCCTGCTGGCCGCTGTGCGGCAGCATGCGCTCCTGGTACTGCACCAGCGCCAGCCCCTCGATCGTCTCATCCGGCAGCTCGACCGTGGCGAACGCGGGCTGGCCGGCGATGTTCACCAGCACGTCGCGGATCGAGCGCCCGCTCTGCCGCGCGGCGGAGCCGTCCTTGCGCGCCACGTAGTCCGAGGCGTCAATGGTCGCCGTCCAGTCGTAGCGGAAATCGGGCACCACGCGCGCGTGGATGCCGAAGCCCTCGAACACGGGCGTCTCGCTCGAGGACAGGTTGGCCAGATCGAAGGCGAACTCGCAGGCGATGCCGGCCACGTTCTGGGGCAGGTCGATGCGCATACCGTTGACGCTGATCGTCGGGGTGACCGCGTGCCACTGGGTGTCGCCCATCGGACCGGGCGTGCCGGTCGACCCGCGGATGCGGTAGTTGACCGTCGCGTTGTCGCCCCAGTTCAGCCGGGGACCGAACCCCGAGACGGCGGCGTACTGCTTCTTGTTGGCCTCGAACATGTCGGTGAACAGTGGCATCACCATGCGCGACGGGCCTATCGTGAATTCGGCGCCCGAGCCCGTCGTGAGCGGATTCGGCACGAGCGTGATCCAGTCATAGCCGCCATCCGAAAAACCGCAGTACAGCCGTGGCGGCGTGGTGGCGCTGGTGACGTACAGTGCCGTGATCTGACGATTGGGCCAGTGTGCGATCGCCCCGTCGTACTGGTCGACGAATTGCAGCGACGGGCCGCTCGGCTGGGTCTGGACCGCCGGCTCCCAGTTGCCGTACGTCAGCAAATACGACGTCGCGTGGCCGCTCGAGGTGGTGCTCGCCGCGCTGTTGTAGATGGCGCAGAACGCCAGGTGCGCACCCCAGCCACAGAAGGCCTGCACCGGGCCCTGCACCTCGCTGGCGTTTTGCAGGTAGCGCTCTGGACCGGCGGGCGTGAGCACCGGCGTCGGGTCCATCTTGTAAAAGGTCGGGCCGGCGCGGAACCACAGGTTGCCCAGCCACGAGACGGCGGTGCGGCCATTGGTCGGGTCCAGCGGCTCGGCCTGCGAGGGGAACCAGTCGTTGTCGGAGCCGTCGGTGTTGACGCTGAAGACATCGCCGTTACTCTTCAGGATCCACAGCTTGCCCCCCGCCGCGCGCAGGCAGGTTATGGGCACACTCGAGTCGCCGATCTGGATCGGCCCGCCCCACGAGCCGGCCACCGTCGGGTCGTTGGTGGTGCTGCGGATGACGCTCGCCGTGGCGTCGGCGATCCACAGTTCGCGGCCGATCTTCTCCACGTAGTGGGCGTTCATGCCGGCCGGCAGCGCGCAGGCCACCGCGGTCGGGCCGATCTGGGTCAGCACGCCGTCGTTCCAGGTGACGTACACCGCGTCGATCGGCGTGGTGCCCAGCGCTTCGAAGCGCACCGCTGACTGCGCGATCTGGCCTGGCCGGCTGTAGGCCACCGTCTGGCCGGCGCTGGTATCAGCGGTACTCTGCAGCACATTGGCACCAGCCAGGCTGAACAGTGTGAGTGCGCGTGCGGCATTGAGTCCGTCCACGAACTGACGGATTGGGCCCGTAGTGGGCGGCACGAGCGGGTGCAGCAGCGGTCCCTTGCCGAACAGGCCGCCGATCACCCAGCAGTCCAGCGCGTAGTGGTAGCGCATATCGCCGGTCGACGACTGCTGCCGCTCGCCCATGCCCGCGTTCGGCTTGAACACGAACGTCCGCTCTTTGTAGATCGGCGCCGAATCGTACTCCTGGGCGACTGGGTAGATCGTCTCGACGATCGTCTGCTTTTTGCCGACCAGGATGCCCGACTGCTGGGGCAGCAGCATCAGGCCCGTGCCGGGGATGGCCGACCAGGACGGCGGGATGCCGCGCAGCTTGCCGATGGTGGTGCCGCGGTGACTGCCGACGGTGGTTCCGCGGTAGCCACCGATGGGATGCGGCTGGGCCGGCAGCGGCGGCGTGGACCAAATCCGAGCGTCCCACGGGAATGGACGCCGCTGGGATGAGTAGGTTGGCACGCTATGAGTTCACGACCATCCTGCTGTTTCTGTACGTCGCGTCGGCGTAGTTGCCGCCGCCGAGGGACCACAACTCCATGCGGTCGAACTGGTGGCTGTCGTAGATCGGCAGCCGATGCAGATACCCCTGGCGCTGGAACTCGCTAGCGGCCATCTGCTGCGTCGCCTGCAGGCCCGTGGCGGCCGCTGCTTGCAGGCGCGCGGGAAACCGCAGCCACGCCTCGATGTGGGCGGCGGACGCGGCCCAGTCCAGGTCGCAGTCCAGCACGTCCGAGTCGAGCACCGGCCCGCCCGGCTGATCCATGCCGTTGACCCAGCCGTAGTGGTTGCGGTGTACGGTGACCAGTACCCCGCCCCAGAACGGGCCCCAGTACACGCTGCCGCTGATGCGCAGCCAGATGTGGCCGCAGTCGCCGTACGCGGCATAGGGCAGCTCGAGCGGCCCGCGCCACCAGCCCGGCCAGCCCGACGGCCACGGACCGACCTGCACGCGCCGCACCTGGGACACGTCCAGCACGTACGGCAAACACGCGGTCAGGTCGAACTCGTAGTAGTACCCCGGCGGCAGTTGCACGCGGTCCTCGAAGAAGCAGCGCCGCAGGCCGGCTTGCACGCTGGGCAGCAGCTGCTGGTCGGGGTGCAGATGGTGGACTTCGAATTGCTCGTACGGGTACGGCGAGACCTGCCACGCGCGGTCGGGTGTGAGCTGTCCGCTGGCGGTGTCCACGCTATACACCATGCGGATGCGGTCGTAGGACGGGATGGGCTCCGGGGTGGGCGTGCCGTCGCCCAGGATGCCGCGCCGCAGCAGGTACAGGTTGGTGACGAGGTCCTGGTCGATGCTCGACTGCAACTGCGGGATGACCACGAATGACGGGGTCGCCGTGGTCGGGCTCTGCGGGTCGGCGGTGAGTTGCATGTACGGCCCCAGCCGCGGCGCCAGCGCCTGTTCGATGTCAGCCAGACTTGGCACGCCGTGTCCTCGCGGGCAGGTTCTTTTCCTTCACGCCCTTGAGCTTTTTCTGAGCCTCTGTCGGCGAAAAGCCGGGGATCTGACCCCCGGCGGCAGCCCCGAACAGACGTGCCTGGGCCTTGCTCACGGGTGGCTTATAGGGTTTTCCCCCGGGCATCTTCAGCTCTGCAGCAGTGTGTGGACGTGGGGTCGTGAGATGCCGAGCTGCTGGGCGATCGAGCGTTCGCTATGCCCGGCCTCGAACAGCTTGCGGGCCTCGGCAGCCAGATCGGGATCGTGCGCCTCCTCTCCGGTGGCCTCCGGTTCCTCGTCGCCTTCGTCCTCGGGTTCCGCGGGCGCGGGTGCTGGCGCGGGCTTGTCCGGCGCGATGCTGGCCATGCCCGCGTTGATCCAGCGCTCGGCCTTGTCGTCCTCCACGAGGTAGTCTTCGCCCGGTTCGATGCGCCCCACCGCGGCGTCGTAGGTGAGCATGCTGGCTCTGACTCGCTTCACGCGACGCCAGCCACCGCGATGGAGCCGCTCGAGACGGTGGTCGCTGTGGCCGAGCCATTGATCACCTGGACCTCGATGGTCGCGCCGGCGCTGAGGTTGCCGATAAACGACGATTCACCGCTCGAGCCGGGCGCGAGCGCGAACATGGTGCCGGTGCCCACCCCCGTGGTGCCGCTCAGAAAGACGCGCACTTCTGCCGGGGTGATGGCCGCTGCCGTCTGGATGCTGGCGAAGATGGTGTAGAAGCCAGCGACCTGCACGGTCAGCTTGCCGCCGACGAAGGTCACCCCCTGGCTGCCCTTCGCAACAACCGTCGCCGGGTCCTGGCCGATGGTGCTCGTCGCCGAGCCCGCCACGGCGGCAGCGGCCAGGGTGTTGACCGAGATTGCGCCACCCGCTGGTGGGCCGTTGACCTGCGACTGGCCCGTGGGCGCGGCCGCGGGCACGGAGAGCGTGGTGAACGTGGCGTCGGCCGTCGCGTCCAGCAGGCCTCCGAACTGGTCCATGAACTGCAGGATGTAGTGGTACAGCGTGTTCGGGAGGAGGCCATAGGCGTAGAGCTGGTGGACGGTGCGCGGCACGCTCTCGATGGTGAACTTGCTTCCGTACGTGCCACTGACGGTGCCGACCTGCAACTGGGCGCGCACCGCGCTGCCGGTGTTGAAGCTGATGCTCTTCCCGTTCATCTGCGGAATGACCACCAGGTTGGTGACCGTGGTCACCAGTGGTTCGACCTGGGTCACCTCACTCGCCTCCAGTGGTGGCCTTTTGCTGGACAGCACCAAAGGCACATCTGGTGCCGGCCGTTGGGTTCTGACGGTTGGCCGGGTTCGGCATGGCGAACGCAAAGCGAGCCGTAACCCGCAGCGCGACCATATCTTGCTGCATCAGGTTGTATTGGATGGCGCCCGTGTTGTCGGTGATCACGCCCTGGTCGAACAGCTCCATGCTGATGTCCTCGCGGATGCCGAGCACGGCCATCGTCCAGTCGCCGGTGATCAGGCTGAAGTTGTTGGCAGCGGTCGCGAAGCCGCTCAGGCCAGCATTGGAGAAATAGATCCGCTCGCCGTAGAGCGTGCCGCCGGGCGCGCCGTTGCCGCTCGGTCGCTCGTCCGGCCAGTACAGCAACTCGTGTGTGGTCGACCGCAAGCCACGCAGCTTGGCTTTGGCCTGACGCCGTGCCCAGAAGCCGTTGCAGTCGTAGCCGTCGGCCTCGACCGCGGCCATGGCGTTGTTGATGTCGTCGAGGTAGTCGACGCCCGCGCCGGCGAGCACGACGTTGCCCGCGGCGACGGCCTGCTGGGCCAGGGGGGTGGGCCACGAGGTCGGCGCGGGTCCGAAGAACACTGCTTGATCCAACGCTACCGCAATTGCCTCGGTAACTTTTGGACGCACCTCTTCCCAGAAATCGTAGTCGAGATCCGCGATGAGATGTTCCGAGACCGGCACGATGGTGGCTAGCGTCTCGGCGTTCAGGAACACGTTGTCCCAGAGCAAGTTGGTGGTTTGCTTGATGCCGATATCCCTGGCGTCGAGGGTGGCTGAGCCGTTGACCCAGTTAGCCGCGGGCAGCTGAGTGAGAACTGGGATGCGCTGTTGGGCCCGACGCATCCTGGCCTTCGGCATGAGATTGAGGGCAGCGCTCTCGACCTCCACACTCTGAACGATCTGTCGCTGAACCTCCTCGGGGATAAGTGGACTGCCGCCAGGGGTCGCTCTCGGAGTTCTCGCGTTGTAAGTCATTCGTTAGGCTCCTGATGAGGTACACTGGTTCCCATGGAAGACGAGCAGTGGCGTGCGGTCGTCGGCTGGGAAGATGTGTACGAAGTTTCTGATCTGGGTCGCGTCCGTCGGGTCGCGCCGTATCCGACGTGGCAGGGCAAGAGCACGCGTATCAGCCACACGGGCCGGCCACTCGGAGAGCCGTCGATGCGTGTCCTGACGGCCATGCTCAAAGATGGACGGCCAACGGTGAGTCTGTCGCGGGGCGCTGGGACAATCCGCTGGTACTCGGTTCACACGCTGGTTGCCGAGGCCTTCTTGGGTATGAGGCCCACGGCGGCGCATACGGTCAACCACATAAACGGAGATCCGACCGACAACCGTGCCAGCAATCTCGAATGGCTGACCATGCGTGGCCAGCACGCGCACGCGCTTGAGAACGGGCTTCGCAATGCAGCCAGCTTTCGCAGTCTCAGCGACGAGCAGGCGCTTGAGATCTGGGAGCACCCCGAGATCAGCGGCCGCGAGTTCGCGCGGCGCTTTGACGTCAGTCCTGTGACGGTCTCGGGTATTCGGCGTGGTCTTAGTTACCGCTGGGTGACGGGTGCCGCTCGAGCAGTTGAGGTGCGTATCTGGAATCAGTGTTCGCCTGAGTGCGGCTGCGATTGTCACTACCGGGCGATTCCTTCCAGAGACGGGGTTCGCGGTCCCGGTGCCTTGCCTAAAGACATGGGCTAACTCCGCATGGGACGCGCGTTGCGCGCCCGTTTGATGCCATCGCTCGAGGGACGGTGACGCTGCCGCGACCAGGGTTTAGCCTTGCGGCTGGGCGGATTTGGCACCAGCGGCTCGGCACCTGGCGTGCTACGTGAAACCCGAGCTGTCGAGCTCGAGCCGGACTGAGCGTCCAACGTTGTCCCCTTTAGCGCTGGGAATACTGGCGTCGCAGGATGGCGCTGACGTTGTCGTCGCCGAGCCCCTCGGTGGGTGATCCCTGACCGGGGTACAGCTCGGGCTCTTCGTAGCCGCCGCGCAGCTCGTTCAGCACGCTCTTGCGAAACACCGGGTCTTTTTTCAACTTCGCCTGAGCCTCGCGATAGCCGCGTTCGTACTCGAGGCGACCGTAGGTCTTGAGCGCTTCATCCACGATCAGTTTGCGGCCAGGCAGCCCCTGGCCAGCTTCGGGTAACTGCAGGATGCGCTCGCGTTCTTTCTGCGGCAGGGCGTTGACGATGGGGTCGATGGACACCGCGTCATGCTGGCGCCCGACGTGGCCGAGCAGATTCAGGAGCTGGCCAGTCTGTTGCTGGCGCACCTGCTCGGTGTCCTCGCGCTCTTTGTCCTGCTGGGCGAATCGGTACGGGTCCTCGTCGCGTAACCGGCGCCGCTCTTCCGCGGCGGCTTCGCGATTACGACGCGCGGTCTCGCGGTCGCGCAGACTCTGGGCTTGACGTTCGACGCGCTGGTTCAGCTCCTCCTCGGTCAGCGTGACGACGCGCTGTGCTGGCGCGATGGGCTCGTGACCGTTCGACTCTTCGGACAGCGAAGCTTTATCAACCTGAGGCTGGTCCGTCTGATGGCCACGCGTATGCAAAAAGCGTGACCACCAGGACCGGTCTTTGGAGGGCTCCTCTTCCGCAGAATCCGACGGTGGCAGGGCCTCACCGGCAGGCGTGTTAGCCGCTGCTGGCTCGGGCGAAGGTGACTGGATCTCGGTCTGGTCAAGCACGGGTGTTCAGATAACAAACAGCCCGACCACCCCGTGTCTACGACGGGATGGCGGGCTGCCGATTCGCAGTCTAACGCGTTAGCTGGACGGCTGGTAGGTGCCCCACGGATTGGCCGCGCCAGGCATCAGCGACGGGTCCATGCCGGGGATGGGGTAGCTGGTCTGTGGCCCCGTGGGTGGCACGTAGCCGGGCATCAGCGCCATGTTCATGCCAGGGTTGGTGTAACTGGTCTGGCCGACAGGTGGCCCGGCCGGCTGTGCCAGTCCCGCGCCACCCGCCGTCGCGGCCTGAGCCTGAGCCTGAGCCGGTGCTGGTGCCCCAAAACCGTAGCCGTTCATGTTGAGCATGCTGTTCAGATCAGGCATGCCTGGCATGGGTGCCTGACCCGTGGGTCCGGGGATCTGCATGTGCATCGCCGCGGTCGGGCTGATGTTGGCCAGCGCGGCCGCGGCGCCCTGGCGGCCGACCTCCTGCAGATTAGGCAGGCTGTAGGTCGCGTTCTGCATGATCTGCGCAGGATTGACGTTCGGGAAGCCGCGCGGGCCGGGCGTGATGCCAGGCGTGGTCGCCGCGCCCGCGCCGACGGTGTACGGCAGCATCGACAGCACGTTGCGTTGTGCCGCGTCGCTGGCGTTCTGCGCCAGGGTGGCCGGCAACATGGCGGTCTGGGCCTGCTGGTAGCCCGTTTGTGCCTGCTGGTACTGCAGCGCGCTCTGAGCTTTGGCCTGAGCAGCCGCGATGTCACCCTTGACTGGCTCGATGTTCTGGTTCCAGTACTGATCGAACTGCGAGGCCGCCTGGTCGCTGGTGATCTTGCCGGCTGCGACCTGCTGCTGGAGCGCTTGCTGCTGGGCCGTGGCCTGCTGCTGCAACTGGGCGGTCATGCGGCCCGGATCGGTTGGTGCGTACGCCGGGTTCGCGGCGGTCTGCATCGACTGCGTCGCCGGGTCCCAGTAGGTGTAGGTCGGGCCGGTGCCCGTGGTCAGCATGGTCGGCTGGTTGAGCTTGGCCGCGGCGGCCTGGTTCGTGATCTGGGTGCCCTGCAGGGTCGCCTGTTGCTGGGCGATATCCCCCGGTAGTTTGCCCAGCGTGGCCTGGGTCGTGGCCGCGGTATTGGCCGCCGTCGCCTGGGAACTGGCCGTTGTCGCCGCGGTCTGCGCCAGCTCGCCGGGCAGCTTGGCCTGGGCGATGGACAGGTTGCCCGCAGCTACGGCCTGGTCGGCCGAGGCCTTGTCGATGTTCGCTTGCGTGAGCTGGTTGGCGAGTGTTTGCTGTTGCTGCTTCAGTTGGATGTTGGTCGGGTCGGACAGCGCGGCGTTGTCGATCTGCTGTTTCTGTGCGTTGAGGGTGTCGAGGTTGGTCTTGGCTGTCGTCGCCTGGTCGGCGAGGGCCTGCTTTGCGGTCGACGCGTCGGTCTGGCTGTACGTTCCGTCCGGGTTTTTCTGCCAGACGCCGTTGGCGCCCATGTCGTAGACGCCGGCCTGCGCGAGGACCTGCTGCGGGGTCTGCACTCGCGTCGCGCTCGTCGAGAGCTTCTGGTTCCGGCTCTGTCCGTCTGGGCTCAGCTCGATAGAACTGCCGTCGCCGAAGCTGTAGGTCTGAAAGCCTTGCGGGTCAGCGAGCGCGCTACCAGGGGGATACGGCTGGCCGCTGACATCCTTGCCGTTGGCATCCTTACTTCCAGCGGGGTACTTTGCACCGGCCGGCAGCTTGACCGTGACGTCGGCTGGGGTTCCAACCTGGCCCCTGTGATCCGCCGCGAACTGCGCGATGATCGCGTCGCGCGCACTCGTATCGGGCGCGGCGGGCGTCGTGTCGGCCGCGGCCTGCGGTTGTTGATCAAACGGGTTGACGTAGCCCGGTTCCCACGGCCACGGGTTGCCCTGGTTGTCTGGCATGACGACTCCTTCAGGAAACCTTCGCCGGCGGCGGCGTAATGACCCTGGCCGGTGATATGACCTTCGCCGGCGGCGTAATGACCCTGGCCGGTGATACGACCCTGGGCTGCGGTGCGGTCGCAGCCCCGCCCGTTGGCGCGCCGAGGCTGGTGACGAAATTCTTGAACTGGCCCCCCAATTTGCTCTGCGGGATGAACGACTCGCCAAGCTGACTGGCCTGGTACCCCAGATCCTTCTGGGCCGCGGCTGCCGCCGGGGCATACGCGCCGCCCATGTTCTTGACGTCGCCGACCATTCCTAGGACGTCCTGGAAATTGCGGATCCACGATTCGTCATACACGTGGCCAATGTAGGACGCTGCGGTCAATTTGGCCGTTTGGCCGATGTCGCCGTGACCATCCCGCATGCCCTCGTACAGCGAGGTCGACTGCGCCAGTGGCTCAGCTGCCGGCCCCAGGAACTTGAGCGGTACCCAATAGCCCGCCAGACGAATGCTGTTGGCGGGCGCACCACCCTGCGGTCGACTACCGGTGATGTTGCCCTGCTGCGCCTCGGCCATGCCGATGCCAGCCAGACCAATGCCGAACAGGTTGCGTGCCACCCGTTGGTTGACTGGGGTGACGGCCTCGTTGACCTGACCGGACGCGTACGGTCCACGCAGGAACGCGGGCGCAGACTCCGGCAGCCTGGCGCGCGCCACGTCGGCCGCGGTGCCCAGCACTCCCACGGGCGAGATCTCGGTGCCAAAGGTGCCCACGTTGTAGGCCCGCCGGAAGAATGGCAGCAGGACCTGGCCCGCTACGTTCAGTGCCGGATTGGTCTGCTTGACTTCTTGAATGATGTTGGAGATGAGTTTGCCGGTCGTGCCGTACTGGCCGCCCCGTGCCGCCCACTGGGCACCCACCTTGGCGGCCTCTTCGGGCGTGGCACCCTGGCCCAGCGCTCCACCCCGGCCGATGCCCGCCGAGATGTCGGCCAGCACACCGTGCGTGCGCACGAAGCCCTGAAGTCCGGCGGCGATCGCGCGCTGCAGGGGTGTAGCGGCGATGACGTCGGGGCCTGGTCGGAAGCCGTACGTGCCCTGCGCGCCGCCGGTGAGCGCGGATTCCCAGTTGGTGCCGTAGCGCATGCCCTGCAGGGCCAGCCCGGTGGTCTCGGCCAGGTTGTCCATCACGCCACCCAGCCCCGCGCCGATGTCACCTGGCCGCCCCTTGGCGAGCGCGCTGAGCGCACCGATCGTGCCACGCGTCGCTATCTGCATCAAGGGACTGAGCGCGACGGTCGCCTCGGTGTTGGTTGCGCCGCCAGCCATCGAGCCGGTCCTCTCTGTCTGCAGCCAGTCGAGCAGGCTGGGCGGCTTGCCCTCGACGTCGGCCGTCAGGAAGCGGGATCCCTCACCAGGGTTCCCCGTGCGGATCAGTTGATCGAGCGTGTCCTGGGCCGCCTGCGCTTGCGGAGAGCCGGCGCCCAGCGCCTGGTCGATGCGTTCGTACGCGGTCTGCATGGTGTCGGGCCGGATGCCGGCCTTCAGGAAGCCGGTGGGCAACGCTTCAGCGGCTGGGCCAGCCGTGGCCTCCGCGAAGGGCTGCGCGCTCGGCAGGGCATTGCCGGCTCTGGCGAACACGTCTGACCAGGGCGCCTGCGCGGGTGACACGTTGGCTTCGATCGCCTGCGCCGCGTTGATGGCCTGGCGCGTCTGGGCGATGTCGTTGATGTCGGCGGTGGGGTTGGCGGCATACCGTTCGGCGATCTGCTGATAGAGCGGTGTCCCTGCAACGGCTCGTTCGGCTGCGGTTGCGGGAGCGCCCGCCTCGGCTGCCGTTCTGGGTGGGGCACCAGTCACCGCGTTGGTGACGGCCTGGATCGCTTCGCTGCTGACCGGGTTCTCCCGCATCCACTGCTGCAGCATGCCGGCAATCTCTGACGCCGGTGCCGCGCCGGCCTCGCTGGCCGCGGTCGCGAGTTGCCGCACCTGTCCGATCTGCTCTTCGGGATAGGCACTCAGCGCCTGTAGCGCTTGCTGCAATTGGCCGGCGCCGGTCGTGGCCGGCTGACCACCCGCGCCGAAGGGGACCTCTTGTGCGAGGCGTGCGGCGTACGCGTCGGCCGACTCACCCGGCAGACGCGTCGAGGCATACGCCAGCTCGGGCCTCGACAAGATATCCAGGCCGCCGAGAGCTCGAGAGAGCAGCGGGCCGGCGGCGGAGCCCACGGCACCCGCGCCGCCACCCAACAGGCCGCCGCCGAGAGCCGAGGTCAGCACGTCTTGCACGTTGCCGCCCTCGGCACCGCTGGTGCCACCACCGATCAGCGCACCTTCGGCTGCCCTCATGCCGATGGTCCCCAGAGCACCGCCGCCAAGCAGATCGGCCACGGGGGCGGCGGCGGCGCTACCGAACGGCAGCAGCGCGAGCAACGTGGGGTCGGTTATGCCCTGTGCCAGCATCGTGCTTAGTGCGCCCACCGGCAACCCCGCCACGTTGGCGTTGCCGATGGGATTGTTCTGGGCGATCGCCTGGTTCTTGAGCGCGTTGGCCTGACGGTAGAGGTCGAGCGAACCGGCGGGCAGCAGCGATGGGCCTCCCTGTGCGTTCTCGACGGCGGCCTGCATGAGTTGCTGGCCGAGGGGTGAGGTCGCCGCGCCGAGCAGGTCTTGCTGCGCACCCTGGCCGGCTTGACCGAGCAGTCCGCTCACGTCGTAGCCGGCCTGCTGGACGATCTGCGCGGCCTGGTCGGGCGCTTGCTGGATGAGGGAACTCAGGTCCTGGCCGGAGGACTGGGCGGTCTGGACGAGGTCCTGTGCCTTGCTGCTGACATCCGGCATCTGATTGCGTAGACCGGTCGTGTCGTAGCCCGCTTGCTGGGCGGCGTCCAGCAGGCTCTGGATGTCACCCCCGCCGGCCTGCTGTGCCTGATTGAGCACGTCCTGAGCACCACCGGTCACGTCGCTCAGGCCTGAGGACAGCTTGGCCTTCTGCGAGTCCAGCCAGTTGCTGGCCCCCGAGGTGGCGTCCTGCGCGGTCTGGGAGCCCGTGTCGAGCACCGCGCTCATCGTGTCCTGTGCCTGCTGACTGAGGCCACCAGCGGTCTGCTGTGCGGTGCTGAGGGCCTGCTGTGCTGTGCCGCCCACGGCGTTCGCCACGCCTGCCCCGCTCAGCGGGTGGTCGGCGAAGATCGCGGCTCGAGGATCCCCCATCCCTAGCCCCGGAATCTGGCTGGGGGTGAACCATTCCTTCCCCTGGGCTGCCTTCAGGTCCGTCGCCGAGGTGCCGAGGTGGAACTGGCCGGTGTCCGAGTTGTAGCCGTCCACGTAGAAGTAGTGGCCGGGCGTGTCGATGATGACCGGGTTGCCGCTCGAGGCGTCACCCGCGACCTGCGACCAGTCGACGCCCTGGCTCATGTGCGTGGCGATGCCCAGCTTGTTCAGCAGCGACACTTCGCTCGAGGGGCCAGCCATGCCCTGACCAGGGTTCCAGCCGACCTGCGCGGCGAGTTGCTTGGCCTCGTCCACGGTCGGGTTGCGACCGAACGTCTCGGCGAACGCCATGGCCGCCGCTGGGCCACAGAACGCCATCGCGTCGCCCGAGCTCAGCCCCATAGCGAACTGCGAGGTCCTCGCCGCGGCCGCCTGCGCCGTATCGCTCGCGGTGTTGACCGCTTGCAAGCCGGTGTCGGCGGCATTCTGTGCGCCTTGCTGCGCACCCTGGATGACGTTCTTGGCCCCACCCAGGATGGTGTTCAGGTACTGTTGCGTCTCCTGCCACGGCTGCCCGGCGTTGAGTTGTTGGACGGCCTTGTCACCGCCGTTGTAGGCCGCCAGCGCCTTGCTCCAGTCGCCGCCGTACTGGTCCAACAGGTTGCTCATCATCTTGGCCGCGCCCGGCAGCGCCGAGGTGGGATCCCACGGGTTGACGCCGTACTGTTTCGCGGTCGCGGGCATGAACTGGGCGATTCCCTGGGCGCCAGCGCTCGAGCCAGCCTGCGGGTTGAAGCCGGACTCCTGCTGGATCTGTCTGGCGAAGATGTCCGGGTCGATACCCGCGTTGATGGCTGCCTGGCGTGTCTGGTCGATCAGGTCGCCGGGCGTGTTCGCCGTCGGTCCCTGGATGCCCAGCGACTGCACGGTCTGCTGTGCGCCCTGAGCTCCCTGCTGTACGGCCTGCTGAGCTTGCTGCGGTGCGTTGGCCATCGCTGTGCTGAGCTGGTTGCTGAACTGCCCCATGTCCGCGCCCGCGGCGTCGGCCGCTCCCAGTGCCGCGCCGACCACGTTGCCCCCTGCCGATTGCAGGTGCTGGTTGAGTGCCTGCGTGAACTGCCCCATGTCGGCACCCGCCGCGTCCGCCGCGCCCATCGCCGCCCCGATCGGATCGAAGGCCTGTCCAGCGCTCGTCGACGGAGTCGGAGGAGGTGAGGGAGGTGGTGGCCCAGTGTCCGTCGGAGCCGGCGCGGGTGTCGGCGTTTGATCTGGAGCGGGCGCAATGATGTCCGCTGGAGCCGGCGTCACGTCCGGCGGCGGTGCGCTCAGGTCCGGTGGTGGCGGCGGTGGTGGAGGTGGGATGTCGGGTGGTGGCGGCGGCGGCGGAGGTGCCGTGTCCATCGGCGCCGGAGCCGGAGCAGGAGCTGGCTCGGGTGGTGGTGGTGGTGGGGCGGGTGCTGGCTCCTCCGGCTGAGTTGGCACTGGAGCCGGTGGAGCCAACGCGTCCTGCACGCCCTGGCTGATGTCGCCACCGATACTGGCAATCTTCTCGCCCGCGGCGTCCGCGAACTGGCCCGCCGACCAGTTGTTCCACAAGTCCGACGGCACATCAGGAAGGAGGTCAGCCATAATCCTTCCTACCGAGACTCCCGCACCGCGTTACCGGCCGGGAGTCTGGCACCACAGGAGGTGACCTGCGATGCGGGATGAGTCTACGGGCCAGTTCGTTGGAGGGCCAAGGGTGCGGTGTACCTGCGCCTGGTGTGGCACCTCGTTCGAGAGGCCGGTTCATGAAGGAACTGGCAACCGCTATTGTTCGACGGAGCATTACCACCTCGCGCGCGGTCATGCTCCCGTCGAAGAGCGGTTTTGGTGCCGCGTCATTCAGCGGCGGAATGGATGCTGGTCGTGGACCGGTGAGCGTGCTAAGTATGGCTACGGTATCTTGAAACGGAACGATGGGAAGCGAGTGCTGGCGCATCGCCTTTCCTGGGAGTTGCACTACGGTCCAATTCCCGCCGGCTTGAAGGTGTTGCATGGCTGCGACAACCCGCCGTGCACCAACCCTGCTCATCTGCGACTTGGTACACAGGGAGACAATGTGGCCGACATGATGCGCAGAGGCCGGAAGAACGGTCCCGGCCACGTCATCGCTCGAACGTACCTCTCGGTCATCTGGTGGCTGCTAAACCAACCGGAAGTTGCCTGCCGAAGACCCTGCTGCGTACTTGGGGAGGCTGGACTGGAACATTTTGTTGATGTCGCCGGGGGCCCATCCCATTGAGCCGTACATTGAGCCGAGCATCTGTTGCTGCGAGGGCATCATCGCGTTGAAACTCTGCGGCGCGATCTGGCTGGGCGGCGGCAGGCCCTGCGCCGTGGCTAGGAAGTCCTGGTAGTTCTGGCCACCAGGTGACGCGGTGCCGCCGGTGCCTGTGCCCAGTTGTTGCGTCTGGCCGGTGGTCGCCGCGTTGGCACCCGCGCCACCACCTGCGTACCCCGTCGCTGCGCCCACGAGGTTCTGCAGCGTCTGGGCCTGTGGGGCGACACCGGTCGCACCGCCGCCCGGCACGTACTGCCCCGCTGCGGCGCCCACTAGCCCTTGGATGCCTGAGGGGGTTGCCCCGAGCGTGCGCAAGTAGCTTCCGTAATCGGCGGGTCCCTGGAGCCTGCTGAGCAGGTCCAGATACGACTGGGCCGACTGCTGCTGGAACTGCTGGTAGGACTGCGTCGTCTGACCGGCCTGAGGTGCGTTCACGCCAGGCTGAGCGGCCTGACCCGGCGCACCGGGCGCGTAGTACTGGCCGTACGTCTGGGCGAGGTTCTGGGCCTGGTTGAAGTACTGCTGCTGGGCCGCCATCGTCTCGGCGGGCGTGCCCGTCCCACCGGGTTGACCGGGCTGACCGGGGTTCCACGTTCCGCCCGCGTTGACGGTGGCCTGCTTGAGGGCGTTGTTGGAGTCAGCCACCCACTTGTTCATGGCTGCGGTCCAGTCGCCACCGTTGGAGTAGAAGTACGCCTGCTGGGTTCCCTGGTCGAGGTCCTGGAACTTGCCGCCTTGCAGGTTGGTGCCCGGCGCCTGGATCGCCGCCGGCGCCGCATACATACCGGTCGCTTGCGACGCGGCGAGCGCTTGCTGCTGCGCGGACGCGTTCATCGACTGGTAGGCCTGCTGCCCCTGGAGCGTCTGCTGTGGCAGGTACTGGGGTGGTGCGAACTCCAGTTGGGCCGCCTGGCTGAACGGGAGTGTGCTCAGATCGCTGAGGTTGCCGTTCCAGCCCATCTGCGAGGCCTGCGTCGTGCTGACCCGCTGAAGCTGACCCGATGGCAGCACGTAGTCGAGCTGGGTGCCGAACTTGGCGTCGTAGGTGCTGGGGTCGATGCGGACGAACGTGCCGGGCGAGTACCCGGAGGTCTTCGGTGCGTTGTAGAAGCCGGTCAGGCCAGCGGCCGTGGCGGCTTGCTGCGCGAGCTGCCCCTGGTAGCTCGCCGTGGTGCCGGTGTTGAAGCCAGTCTGGCCGGGGATGGCGCCGCCGGAGCCGAGCGTGTTCATGGTCGCTTGCAGCGGCGTGCCTGCCGGCGGCAGCATCTGCGAGCCGAAGTTGTACGGGTTGCCCCCCATCGAGTAGCCGTACGCCGAGCCGAGCGACATCGCGTCGGTGAAGGCCTGCTGGGCCTTGTTGAAGGCGAGCGTGTCGCTCTGGTTCTGCGACATCGCCATCTGGTAGGCCTGTGTGGCCTGCTGCGTGGCCTGCGCGGTCTGCTGCTGGGCGTACTGGTTGTTGTAGCCAGTCGCCGTCCCCTGGAACGGGTCGTAGCCGCCGCCGCCGTACGGGTTGGGGTCGTAGCCCAGCGAGGGGTCGTAGACCACGTCTTGCTACTTCTTGCTGCTGGCCTTGCCGATGTTCGGGAACTTGGCTTTCACTTTGGCTCGCACCTGGGCCTTCTCGCTCGAGGAACCGAACTGCGCCACGCGGCTCAGCGCATTCCTGGCGTGGCTGGCGTCCGGGATCGGGTAGCTCCCGGAGCCCTTGCCGCTCTTGCCCTCACCCTTGCCTGGGAGCGCAAACGCGGACGACGGCAGCCGTCTGCGTTGAGCAGCCTTGAGGATGGCCATATCAGAAACTCTTGCCCGTGCCCCAGCGACTCGGCAGGCCTCGGCCCAGGGGTGACGGGATCATGCTCTCCGCCCACGGGCCACCGCCGTAGTCCTCGGGCGTGTCGTAACACGTGCACCGCGACCAGCTCGGGGTCTGCGTGTTGCGGTACATCGGACCGTTCTCCGTATGGTCCGAGCCGTTGATCGGCATCAGCGGACCCAGGCCGATGAAGATGCTGCCGACGGCGGGTCCCGACGCGGGCTGGTTCGGTCGACGAACTGCGTTACCTGGCATGGTTGGTTCTCCTAGCGGAACGGGCCGAGCGAAAACGGTGGCGGCACCATGCCCCGCATGCTCGGCGCCGTGGTGCCGACCTGTGGTCCCGGCAGCGGCATACGTGGCGCGCCCTGCGCCATCGGCGTGCGTGCGATCGGGCCCGGCAACCGCGGCGCACCACCTGGCATGGCCATGGGGCGCGGGGCAGCTACGCGGGGTCGCGCTGGTTGGGCCGGTACTCTTGGCACGCCTCGGGCAGTGACGGGTCGGGCCAGGGGCGCGGACCGCGGTACCCGCACGGCAGGCGCCGCTGCTCGCGGGACGGCGGGTGTGCGCGCCGCTGGCGTCCGCGCTCGCGCCGGGGAGGCGGCTTTCGCGCGCGGTGTGGTTTTGGCCATGCTTACTTGCCTTTCTTTGACTTCGCCGCCGGTCGCACGGGAACGCCTCGAGCTCGATCGAGGGCATTGTCGCGTGCGGAGCCGGGCTTGATGCCAGCGCGCTTATCGGCAGCCGTGTCGGACTTCTCGGTCCAGGGCTTCTTAGCGGCCATTGCCGAGTTTCTTGGCGTTGCCCTTGGTGGTCATGCCGCCGCCGCCCAGGCGACTGCCAGGCTCACTGCTGGCGCCCGCGGAGCCGGCCTTGCTCGCGTAGGTGCCACCATTGCCCTTGCCGCTCGGTTCGCTGGGGCAACCCTTCTTCGTGCTGCCGTTGGATGCTGATGCGTACGCCATGTGCTGTGGAGCCTCCGTTTGAGAAAGGGGGCTCCCACCGCTCGTGCGCGAAGCAGCCCGCGTCGCTACGAGCGGCGGGCTGCCGGCTCCACTGTAGCCCAAAACCTCACGGCCCACCTAGCGGGCTGGGCACCGCGCCCTCCGGCGGCGCAGGCAGTTTCAGCCACGGATAGGCTTCGATAACCGCTCTATAGACAGTTCGAAATCCAATGGGACCGAGCCGTTGCAGTTCGGCGTTGCGCCCCTGCTCATTCGGCGTGCCGTCCGGCATGAACAATTGTGCCGAATAGTAAGCAAGTTTCTGGGGCTCGGAGATCGGGGCGGCGAACGGTGCCACGCCCTGTGGACTGAGCGCCACGGCCAGCGAGGTCGACGTCTGATCCAGCCACGAGGCGAGATCAGAAGCGATTAAATCGTAGGTTTCGACCCGCTGCGCCACCGCGTGTTTCTCAGAGCACCTCGCTGGCGTTGAAGCCGGCCACCTGGCGCACGATCTGCTCAACCGTGCCGCTGACGTCCACCCGCTCGCGGTACTTCTCGGGCTTGAGCGCGGTCAGCATCAACTTGAGCAGCATGTCGGAATACACCCGCTCGTAGCCGACGAGCTCACCCCGCTGGTACACCGGTCGGTCGAAGCCGGCGTACGCGCGACGGATGGCCTCGCCCTCGAGGCGGTCAGCCAGCTCGGCGCGCAGCTCGTTCTCGCGCAGCAAGAACTCGTCGTCGTGTTCCCGCCACTGGTAGACCGTGTGGTTGTTGACGCCGGCGGCTTTCATGCCCGCGGTCAGCGTGCAGTCGACCGAGAAGCCGGCCAGGTAGCGTGCCTTCTGCACCTCGACTGGTTCCTGCGGCGCCTTGCCGCCGGCTTTGAGATTCGGGTACTTCGCCTGACGACGCTGTGCCATCAGCCACCTCCTATCGCGTTGGGCATGGTGGGTGTGGCCGGCTGACCCGGCATCGAGCCTGGTCCTGGACCTGGGCCGGGGGTGGGCGGGACCGGTCCGCCTGCGCCTGGTGGTGGAATTCCACCGGCACCACCGCCAACCCCTGGGCCACCAGGTGGTGGATTGCCCACGCCGCCCGGCACCATGCCGCCGGCCATTCCGGCGGGCGTGACGCCGGCCATCTCCTGCGGCGTGGGTCCGGGGCCGCCCATCTGCGCCGCGAGGATGGTTCCAAGTTTCTGGAACGTTAGCTCCATGAGCTTCTGTTGGACCGGGCCGGACTGTTTCATGTTCTGCAGCAGCCAACTCTTCTCGACTTCGTCCGGGTTGGAGCCCGAGTCGCGGCAGGCCTGCTCGTAGGTGATTAACTTGAGTTGCATCTTCTCGCCGATGGCGCGGGTGGCGACCACGTCGTCCGACGGCGTGCTGATGTCGAGGCGGACCTTGTAGCGGTGCACGCCGCTGAGGTCGTCCGGTCCGATGCCGATCCAGCCGGCGCGGGTCTGCCCGGCATAGCGTCCGCGCTGCTGGGGCGGCCGCTCCTCGGCGAAGGCATACACGGTCTCGCCGATGCGGCGTTCGATCAGCCACGACTCGAAGCTGCAGCGATCCGCGAGCGCCTGGCTCACGTTGCCGACGATCGGGTCCCACTTGAGCCGGGCCAGGAAGGCCTGCTGGTTGAGCTGGTAGCCCGACTGTGCGCCGCCGGCGCCGCCGCGGATGACTTCCGGCTGGGCCATCATGGCCATGGTCTGGGCGTTCTGCAGCACCTTGTCGAGGTCCTGGCCGGCCTTGGGCTGTTCGATCGGGCCGATGTCGAAGGGGTAGACCATGCCCGGCTGGATGCGCTGCGTGGCGTCGGTGTCGCGGTTGTCGTTGGCGTACGGTCCGACGCCACCCTGGATGCCCGGCACCTGGCCCGGTGGCGTGGTGCGCTTGAAGGCTGGCCAGCCGGTGAGAAACGCCGAATTGCCCTGCATCGTCAGCAGGCTGTCGATGAGCGGGAACAGCATCAGGTAGCCGTACAGGATGCTGATGCCGGCTCGCTCGGGTAGCCGCGAAGACGTGGTCAGCCCGTGCGCCAGGAAGTACGGACCGCGCAGGGTCTTGAGCACCGGGTCGCCGTAGCCGTGCTTGATCTGGCGCACCAGCGTGCCGTTCTGCAACTGCGTCGAGGCCTGCGCCAGTTGTCCGGGACCCAGCAGCACGATCGAGCACGTCTGGTAGTCCCACGCTTCGATCACCGTAATCTGGCGGTGCTGCTGGATGATGCGCGGCCACTCCGAGCGGGCCAGCGCCATCGCCCGCGGGTCCAGCGACTGCCACTCGTCGGGCGCCAGCACGTTGCCGTCGCGGTCGAGCCCCGTGCCGAAGCGGGCGAGCGCTTCGAGGTACGGCATGGTCTTGACCTCGACGCACGCGGTGAAGCCGTTTTCGTTCTGGTTGTAGTAGAACGTCTCGGGCGGCACGTCGGTGCTCGCGATCGGGTATGGCGCGAGCAACTTGAGCTGCTCGGTCTCTTTGTCGAACAATCGCCGCTGCGCGTCCGCATCGTAGCGCTGCTCGGCCATGATCTCTTCTTCCATGGCCTTGGCCTGGTTGGAGTACTCGCGCCACGCCGAATTGGCCCGGCTGATCGTCTTCAAAACACCCTCGCCTTTGGCCACGGTGCTGTACATCAGCGACCTGAGCAGTGGCCGGCGTGAGTCCTGCTCCTGACGCTGCCAGGACGCGTCGAAGAAGTGCTCTCTGAGCGTGGCGTTCTGCTGTGCCGCATCACCGAAAGCGGTCGGCTGGTACTGCACCGTCGGCGGGTTGGCACACAGCGCGGACACGGTGGTATCGACGATGTCGATGGCCAGCGGACTGCGCATCTCGAGCGCGGTCTTGCGGTATGCCTCCGGTATCTCAATATATGTATCGCCGTATATAACTGAGTCTATCAATGCGTACAATTGATTGCGTAACCTAAAGCGTACACGCAATTCGTTAGCAAGATCGAGTGTCTGGTCAAGCAGCCGCGCGTCGTCGCGACTGACGTTGCCGCCGGCGCGCCGCGGAGTGGCTACGGCCACTTACGACCCCCCCTCGCGTGTGCGCGAAGGCAGGTGACTGCCGTGCTGATCGAAGGTCTGTGAGCGTGGTTCGGTCCACTGCGTGCCGCACCAGCAGCACTGCATGTCGGCGCTGTGGGCGTGCTCGTCGATCTGGTGCGGGCAGTGCGGTCCGTTCAACCGCTGCGCGCATTCCATCAGGGAAAAATCGTCACGGCTGGCGCGTCCAATGGTCATGCGGCATCACCCCGATCGGGTGAGGCGCAGCGTTGTGCCAGACATCCGCAACGGCAGTAGTCAGCCGTGTGGAGGTCATACATTGGCCCCGGCTGTTTGCCGCGCATGATGATCGCAAACCACTCGCCAGTGTCTGGCCGAAACATGTGAGACAACCACTCGTCGGACTTCAACTCGAACTCGTGACGCTGGCCGTCCGGAGTGAGCAGGACTTCGCGATGGATACTCGGCACTACTCGAGGTCCTCGTCGGTGACGTCGGATCGCACGCCTAGCCACGTTTCGCGCAGGTCGTCGTGCTCGCGCAGGCCGTAGCTCACGTCCGCGTTGGCGAAGTGGAACGTGACGATGCCGTCGCCGACGCTGACGAAGTCTGGGTCGGCGCGCTCGAGAATCTGGTCGGCGATCTCGATCACGGGATCGGCCTGGGTGACCTCCAGCGTGGTGATCAGGTCGCCGGTGTGCTGGATGAAGGTGAGCACGCCTATCCGAAGGTCGCGCGAACTGCGGAAGCTGGCGCCGGCAGCGCCTCGGTGCACAGCCCGTAGCGTAGGGCATCGACCGCGTGATCGGAAACCTCTTTGCTCCTGAGCGTCTGCAGGGTGTCCTCGGGATCGAGCGGATCGCGCACCAGTGCCGGCAATTCGCGCACCAGGTTGGGACACGCGCCCCTGACGATCCGCAGCCGCGGCGTGCCCTCGTCGTGCGCCAGCGCTCGTCGGACAATAGCCCAGCCCTGCTTGCGATTGTTCTGGGCTGGGAAGATGCCCTGCGTGACACGGGTCCCGAGGCCGCGGGACGCGTACACCTGGGCGATGCTCGGGCGGTTCTGCTCGGTGCGAGCGTTGAACATGCTCGGGTCCATGGCGATCTGCAGGATGCGTTCGTCCGGCGCCATGCGATTTTTGATCAGGTCGGCCTGCTGCTCGTCGCGGAAGCCTGAGCCGTACAGCTCGCGGTAGACCCAGATCTCCCGGGTCTCGGGATCGCGGGCGAACCACAGCGCGCAGAACGGCACCGCGAAGCCGTAGTCGACGCTGATCCAGCGCGGCCAGTCCCGCGGCAATTCCTCGCCCTCGAGGTCGACGATGTGCTCCTCGGGTGACCATTCGGGGTAGAACATTCCCTCCGCAGCCACCCACAATCCCTGCCGCAGCCGCTTGTGCAGGTAGCCGGTGAGCGAGTCGAGCGTCTTCAGGTACTCGAGGCCGAACGGGGTGTAGCTCTTGGCGGCGTGGTCGAAGAGCTGCGGGTTGTCCTCGTGGCGCGACTCGAGCAGGCTGATCTGACCCTCGTCGGCGCGCAATTTGAGCCAGTGATTCGGGTAACTCGGGTTGCAGTCCGCGAACAGTTGCTGGTAGCTCAGCGCGTTGTTGCGCAGCCGCGTCAGCAGGATCAGCCAGTCCTGCTCGTCGAGTTCGGTGGCCTCCTGCACGTAGATCAGGTCAAAATCCGTTGAGAGAACCTTGCGCGGGTCGTCGAGGCCGGCCACGACCACGCGGCTGCCGTTCGGATAGCGGAATTCCTGGTCTTCGTGGTGAAACCAGATCGCGTTGGGTGGTGGCGGTAGCACCTTCTCGCGGAAGGTCACCAGCGCGGCCTGGGTGAGTGCCGTCCGCAGCTTGCGCACGATCGCGGCACGCATCGGTTTTTGTGAGGCGGCCAGGTCGATCTTTTGCAGGCACGCCATGCTTTTCCCGGTGCCGCTGGGTCCGCTGAGCAGCACCTCACGATCGCGACAACGCATCAGCTCGCGCGCCGCGCCGTACGGTTGGTACGGCGGTCGGGCGCCGACGCCGGGCCCCAGTTGCTTGCCGCGCAGCGTGCCGTCTCGGCTGGCGCTCCGCGGCTGATCAGCCAACGTCTGCTCACCCAGCGGTTTGCTGCGGAGCGTCTTGGTGGGCGTTGGAATGGCCATCAGGACGCTGCTCAGGCCGAAGGGTACAAAAACGGCCTCTAGGTCGTGTTCGGACCCAGAGGCCGTCTCAGTCTCGATTTTGGAAGGCCTAGCGCAGGGGCAGGCCGCAGGCGGTGTAGCCGGACGTCCAGCCGTTCGTGAAGGACTGCTGGCGCTGGAGACCGGTGCCGTGCGAGTTCGGGTCGCTGGCCGGCACGCTGGGCGCGTCGCCGAGGTTGAAGAACTCGGCCTGCAGGTCCTGCAGGTTGACGTCCTTGCTGTTGCCGCCGGTGCTGTCCCAGCGCATGAAGGCGCCCGCCAGACAATCGGCCTGCAGTTCCTGCTGCTGGGTGGTCGCGTTGTGCACGCCCACCAGGTTCTGGACGTGGTGTCCCTCCTCGTGCGCCATCGCCGCGGTGACGCCTTCCCAGCCGTAGTTGGCGTTGATGACGCCGGCCAGGAAGCCGTAGTCGAAATACATCGCTTTGCCAGGGAAGCAGTAGAACGCGGCTTCCTGCATCGACTGCTGTGCCTCCAGATTGCCGCATGCGGTGGTCGTGCCGCCGGCCTCGTTGAGCCAGGACACACCCGGCGAGGTGTACGTCCGCGGTACGGTGGCGTGCGCGAAGTTCCAGCCCCAGAACGTGTCCAGATTGGCGTGTGCGTCCTGCAGGGCGGCGTCGTAGTTGGTGACGTACGTAACGGTGGGGCTGTAGTAGGCGTCAGCGGTGAGTGGCGTGACGACGAGGGCCGCGAGCGCGGCGAAGCCGACGGCGGCCGCGGTCGCACGAATGGCGTAGAGTGGCGGATGCATGGGTCATCTCCTAGACAGATGGCTTGTGTCGCGCCCCCCGGCCGGTGGCAACCGGCGCGGGGGGCAACTTTTCGGTTAGATCAGTGAGTGGATCGGGAGCGTATCTCGCAAGCGAGGTAGTTGATGATTTCGAGTGCGAGCAGCACCACGAAAAACACCACCCCGCCTGCTTCCGCGTCGGTCAGCGTGGCACTGCGCACAATGGGCAGCGGTGCGTAATTCTTCAGCCAGAGGAAGTAGGCCAGTCCCGCGAGCAGGGCGACGCCGATGCGTACGGCTGCCCAACCCGTGAGCCAGCGCGGGTTCGTGTTCACGCCACGTTGCGATGGTTCGGCATCGCCTCCCCTAGCACGACGTCCAGCCGCTCGAGCGCGAGGCTCAGGTAGGCCGGGAACTCGGTCTGCCCGGATTCCCAGCGATATACGGTCATCTTGTCGACGCTCAGCAGCGCGCCCAGCTCGGTCTGGGTGAGCCAGTGCTCACGCCGCCACGTACGCAGCTCCAGGCGGTTCATGGTGTGTCACTGATCAGGGTTTCGAATCCGCTGCGCACGCGCAGGATCGCGGCGCGAACGGTGGCGTAGTCGCTCGCGATCTGTAGTTCGCGACCGTCGCGGGTGATGAGCTGCGTCCGCTGTGTGCCGTCAGCGGTGATGCTGGCGATGTTGTCGATGTTGAGCAGTACCGCTTGTTCGCCGGTCGGTGTGACGGCGCTCAGTTCGATCATGCCATCACCCGAGCGGCGATGAACAGCAGCAGGCCAATGATGATGCCGCCGTATACCGGCAGCAGGAGTTGGAACATGCGCCACGTCTGGTCATGGACGGTCTTCTCGAACCGGAGCTCGATCTGAGTGAAGCGCGTTTCGAGACGGGCCAGCACCGTTTCAAGCTCAGCGTGCGTAACGGTGTCGGTCATTCGAGCACCTCCACCATGTGCGCCAGCACGCTCGTCAGCTGACCGTCCGGCTTGCTGCAGATCAGCGCCGGCTCGATGCGCACGACGGTCAGCCGTATCTCGTCCGGGTCTTCCATGTCGCGCACCACGCGCCCGATCTCGAGCGCTTCGGGATGCACGTAGTACGGCACGTCGATAGTGAGGCGGGTGGTCTCTGGGCCACGTTGCGATGGGTTGGTCATGATTGGGACTCTCCTCTTGTAGACGGACTGTTATATCCAAGAATCACGCTGGGCACGAGCACTTTGCCACGGACGTAACCAAAATCGCTATCTGCAAAATTGTTTTTGCCGGTCGCGCAGCTCTGGCATGCCCGGTCGACTGTGCCGCCGTGGCTACCCGGTACGGGCGTCGAATGCCCGCACCCGTAGTGCACGAACTGTATGGGATGGCTCACGATAGGGACCTCTCTTCTCTGCGAGTGACCGGGGCTTGTGACCGGTCCGCCGCATTAGCCCCGGTGGTCCGGGTCACTCTGCGTATCCAAAATCGTCATCTTGAAAATTGTTTTTTCCGGATAACTTAGTCCGCATCCTCGGCGACGTTGACGTCGCGGGGATCGCGGCACGGCTCCTCGGCCTCACAGCGCTCGAGGAACCGGTACGCCAAACCGTCCCAGATGTGGTGCCAATGGTTGCCAAATTCGCACGGGGTGAATGGCCGGTAGATCCCGCAATACGCGTAGTGCGCACCATCGCAGCACAGCTCGGCCACGTTGCGATCGCTATCCATCGCGCGCATCCTCGAGCTCGGCCATGATGCCCAGCACCGTGAACAGCGCCGTTTGAATACGCTCACCCTGAGTTGTGGTGTCTCCGGTGGCCGGTTGGGTAATCGCCAGAATCTCGCGCCGGGCCTGGCGCATCGCCAGCCGGTACTCGTAATTGTCCATGGTTGGGGACCTCTCTTCGGTATCCAAAATCATCGTCTGCAAAATTCAAATTTCCGCTCCGGGCCTACGCGGCCCGGGCCAGTGTGTCGGTCGACTCGCAGTCTGCGATGTCGACCACAAACCCGGACGTATCACTCTTCGCCGGGCCCTTAGCTTTGAGACCCACCACCACACCGGTGGGATCCAGGAAGCGCAAGTCATCATGGTCGCCAGAGATCACCGGGTATCCCATGTAGGTGTACGTACCCTCCGGGATCTCATGCTTGCACGGTCGCTTGCACGCGCAAATCTTGAACACGACAGCCACGTTGCCACCGGCGGCTAAGACTGCCCGGCAATCCTCTTCGTTCGTTTCCGAGCGGCTGAAGGTCAAGTGATAGTTAGCCGGCATGTTGCCAGCCGCATGCTTGAGAGCCCGGCGAGCTGATTTCGTGTAATCGTAGAATTGGACGTCCGGGAACCGGGTCATGAGCGTATTCCCATCGGCATCGATGCGGAAGCTTTCCCACGGCAGGTCAGACGTACCGTTCGGACGCTCAGCACACAGCATCCCGGTCTTCGCAGCCTTGATCCGGTGCGATTCCGTGCCGGCGATCAATAGTTGGTTGAATTCGTGCCGGGCATACTTCATTGTCTTTGTGCGAGCGATCCTCGCAGCCGGCACGGCCGGATCGAATCCACCCCGGCCGGCAGCGTACAAACAGCTCGCCCGGCAGCCGGCCGATGCATCGACGCATGTGTTCGCTACACCGGACGCGTCACTAGGCGCGAGATACAGAATGGCTGTCGCGACATTCCGGGCATGACCCTTGTCGGTCTTTGGCGAGTAGCCGTCCGGTGTGAGCAATGAGCTGAAACCGCGGACCATTAGGTGAGTACTCGCGCGCTTGAATTCGAATGCGCGTACGTTGTCGCGCCGGCTCGGCCGACCCGAGACGGTCAGGTTAGCCGGGCGACAGCCCGGGGCGCGCGTTGGACAAATAGGGTTCGTCCGGTGAGTGTTGGGACTCTTCATGCTCAGTACTATATACGGACTGCATACTGCGCGCACTAACGCGCTGTAAACGAACTGCTAGCGCATTCCCCCGGGAATTGTCGCTAAAAGCTCCACCGGTTCCGTGGCCAGCTCGCCAGCTCCAGCGCCAGCGCAACTCCAGGAATTCCTGGACATCGGGAATTCTTGGAGCCATTGACGGATTGCCACGGATTGCCACATTGCCCACGGATTGCCAACGGATTGCCTGCGATGCCACGGATTGCCCGCCATCTGCCTGCCATGCGGTCGACCGATGCCACCGTGCCAACCTACCTAGCCGCGGCATTCTGGCAGTCTGCTACCCCCCATACCCGGTTTCAGTCCAGTCGCTCCAGAGGCC